TGCCCGGATCGGCGAGCCACGTCGCGATCGCTTTCGTCCACTCGCTAAACTTGTCCTCGATCAGCCCGACCGCTTGCAATATCTCCGGCGTGTGCTTTTCCACAAAGTCGGTGAACCAGTTGACCAGCGGTGTCAGATGATCGGCTGATAGCGCGGCGATCTTCTGGCCGAGCGTGTCGAACTCAACGCCCGCCTTGTTTTGCGCGGTGAAGAAGCCTTCGAGCGCCTTCTTCTCGTCCTCGGTCAGTGTGGCGAACTGGCGCGCGTCGGCGAGCGAGTCCGACATGGTCTTGTGTTGAATGCGGAACGCCTCGACCACCTTCATTCCGGACGAGCCGAGGAACGCTTGCGCGGCGGCGGCGCGATCGGCTGGATTCTCGATCGCGGCGATCTTGTCGATCACCTCCGGCAGCATGTCCTTCATGTCGCGCATGTGGCCGGTGCTGTCGCGGAAGTTGATGCCAAGCTTTGCCATGAAGGCGGTTAGGGCTGGCGTCGTTTCACCACGAATGAACTTCGTCGCGGTGTCATACAGGCCCGACATGACGGAGTCGGCGTCGGCGGCGCTGGTACCGACGAGGCGCATCGCGTTCTCGAAGGTCTGCACCTGATCCGTCGTCATGCCGAGCGAGTCGGCGGTGATCGCCAGTTGCCGGTTCCAGGTCGAGAACGACGTCACCAGCTTGATCATGCCAGCGATCGACGCGGCTCCGGTGATCGTGCCGAGCAGCGGGATCATTTCCACCAGCGACCGCACGACACCCATCGCGGCGTTCTTGATCCAGCCGAACCCTTCGGCGACCTTCTTCAGTCCGGAGACGTCGACGAAGCGCGAGACTTGCTTCGCCATCTTCTCGACGGGCGCGCGCATCGCCGCAATGCGGCGATTGATCGCGTCGATCGACTTCGTCGCGTTGTCGATTACTGTATATGTAACCGAATATCCGGCCATCAGTCTCGCCGTTCGCGATCAGCGATCCGCGCGGTTTGCTCGACCCACCACATCAGTTGCGTGCCGTCGAGGTCCCACGCGTCATGAGGTCCCCATCCCCAAAACCGGGTGAGGTCGGCGACGACGTCTCGCCAGTTGGCGGGGTATCGATCGCCAACTTGCGCGCTAAAAAATCCCATGCCTTCCGGAGTTGCGATGCGGCGATCTCGCCCACGACCTCGATCGGAACGCCAGCGACGGCGGCGATCATTTGCATCTGATACTTGCGGAAGTGATGGGCGGTCGGATCGCGCGTTGCGAGTTCGCGCTCCGCGCGCTCGATCTCCTTCGCTTTCGGCTCGCGAAGGTGCAGCACCTCGAAGCGCTTTTTCATGAACATCACGTCGATCTCTATGTCGAGCGTCGGCGCGGCGAGTTCGTCGACCGGTTCCTCGTCCTCTGGAATGGCGCGGTCGAATTCGTCGGTGATCGCGTCCATCACGCGAAGGTCTCCGCGACGTCCGTTCCGTCGAATCGCACCTGAAAGGTGCCTTCAGCGGCGCGGACTTCGAGCGCGGCGACGTTCCACATATTGGCCCCGCCGACGACCTTGCCGTTGGCGAGTTGGACCTGAACCTCGACGCAGCGCATTTCGTTGAAGCTGTCGACAGAGAGATCGCCAGCGTCGCGGAGCGTTGCCTCGATATAGCCCTGGATCGGCACCTCGGAGAAGCCGTGGACGGCGTCGAGACCGACGAGCGTCTCGCGGCGCCAGCGCGCGGGCGACCACGTCACGTCGGACACGACCATGTAGGGCGTGCCGTCGATCGTGACTCCGGTGATGCCTGCGAGTCGTTCACACTGCGGCATGGGAGTTTCCTTTCAGCCTGGTCATTGTATATACGGGGCGATCCGCGGCCGCGGACGTATATACGTTTAGGATTTACGGAATTGCAGGAGGATTGCGATCTGGCGCAGTTGGTTGACGAGGTCGACGGGCGCGAGAATCTTCACCAGCCCATTGCCTGCGTTCTCGACGGCGACATTTTGCGCGAAGATGTCGGCGTTCTGCACATAGCCCTGCTGCTGCAAGGCGCGATAGTTGAGGATCGTCGACGCTTTGATCATCGGCGCGTTGACGCAGTTCGAGCCGTAGAGAATTGGCGTCGTGTCGGAAACGAGCTTCTTGCGGGCATAGAGGCTCAACAGATATTCGCTCATGTTCCGCGCGACGAACATCAGACCGAACATGGTCTCGACGTCGAGGTATGAATTATCCGGAGCGCCAGCATTGTTCTTCAGGTAGGCGGTCCGCATACGCTCGATCATCACCGTGTTGTCGTCGGCGACGCGTGTCGTCGAAAGCCCGTCATACAGCAGCGTGTTGCGCTCACCGAGTTGCCAGCGCGACTTGATCGGCGGCGCCTTCAGTGTGGTTGCGATGTATTGCAGCGGGAGACCAGGATCGCCGCGCAGGCTCGCGGCGGAGGACGCCATCACCTCCGAAGCCCATATCCAGGACGGATCGGGACTATCGTTAAACGCCATCGTGCTCATGTGCTGATCGTTGCGGTCGAGACCAAACAACGTGGCCTCCCCGAGCGTGCCGCGAAACGCGGAGAAGGCGCCGCCGTAGATCATTTGTTGCCAGGACCAGCGGCCCACGTCATCGGCGAAGAAGTCCTTCAACGCGTCGAGATTCGCCGTGTCGGTGTAAGGCGTGCACACGAAGTCGAATGGCTCGCTGGAAAGGTTGGCAAGCGCGGGCGTGATGTCAGGGTTAGCGGTGCCGCCCGACATCGGCGTGATGGTGTAAGTCACCCCAGGCACTCCCGGCTCGCCTCCGGACGGGCCGAGGTAATCGAAACGGATATCGATATCGTTCGGCGCAAGCCCCTTGTGGTTGGCCTTGAGCGTGATCGTGTCGGCGGTGACGGAGCCGGTCACGTCGAGACTTGTCGTCGTGGTAATGGCGGAGTTGAGCGCGGTCGCGACGTCTCCGACTGCCATCGTCGAATCAATGAACGCTTGCACGCGCTGTCCGCCGATATAGAGGTTCTCGGTCCCGTTCGCGGTCGGAGGTGTCGAGACCTTGATCGTGCCGGTCGCTTGAACGCCTGCGGCGTTGTCGGCGAGTGGCAGGATGTAGCAGGGTCCGAACGGATCGCGCGCGATGTAGCGCTGGGCCATGTTCGCGAGCATCGAGCCTGCGCCGCATAGCGTGAGGATTTGCGCGCTGCTTTCGATCAAGATCGGCTCCGCTGGTGTCGCGGTGCCATCCTTCGTCATTTGGCCGATGACCAGCGAATTCTGAATCTGATTCGCCGTGTTGGCCTGCGAAGGATCCATTTCGACGTAAACACCGGGCACCCGGTTGTTTGTGTCGTAGTACGTGAATTCAATCGCCATCGCTTATGCCTCCTTGGCTGGCGGATCGGGTTCGTCGACGGGAACGACATCACCGTCGCGGAGGCGGCGTGCCCAGAATGTGTCGCGCTCGTTCACCTCGCGGCCCTCTGGCGGCAGAAGCGCGTAGCTACGCGGATCGCGCACCGCGCGACCTTCGGCGGGTTTGACTTTCACGATGTCCCTCCATTGCTGATAGGCGGCCACGGTCCGTTCGTCGGCGGGAAGATCGTCCCGTCCGTGGGGATCGAGACGACGACGGCGGGCATCTTGCCGGGCACCGCGAGCGCACCGGGCGATTGAAAGAAGTCGACCTCGATTCCGGCGAGATCGATTCCGGCGTCCGGCTGAACGCCGTCCAGGTCGGTGATCTGCCAGTCGAGACCGAATTCCCACTGATACCAGAGGCGCGCGCGATCGAGGTCGAGGTAACGCGCTCCGGTGAAGTAGGCGCCTTGCGTCATGCGGCAGTCGCCGATGTAGAGGTTCAGCACCGAGGACAAGATTTGCGCCTCGATCGTCTCGAATTGCATCGTCGGGTCCTGGCCGCGACGGTCGCGTTGTGCGTCAAGCTCGACGGCGACACCGATGCCCTTGTGCATGATTTGCTGAAGGCCGCCATACGTGTTGTTCGGCGTCGCGTCCTGGCCGAGCGGTAGGATGTAAGCGGCGGGGAGTGGCATCGACGTGGTGTAGTCGCGCAGCCCCTTGTAAAACTCCGCCGCTCCGGCGACGCGGCCCTCGAAGATCGGCGCGCGCTGGCGCATCGAGGCGATGATCGCGCCCATGATCGAGACGGCTTGCGTGCCGCTCACTTGGTCGCCTTCCAGGTCAAGCCCTTCTCGAAGGCGGTCCGGATGCGACGATCGAGTTCCGGCGCTTCGCGCGCGATCACTGCGTCGAGGAACGGACGCGGCTCCAAGATGCGGGCGGTATAACGCCCCTTGGCACGCTGGCGGCGGTAGCGGGTGCGATGGGCGGCGGCGGCGTCCGGACGCCCTCCGAACGGGTTGCCGCCGCCATGTGCACCGCTTTCGAGGAACAGCGCGTAAAACTC